CCAACCATGACAGCGGCGTCTTCAAGAGCGCTCATATCGGCGCCAGCGGTTGCGGCTACCGCACCGAGGTCGTCCAGGGCTTCAAAACGTGGTCGTCCCATCTTCTGTTCCTTTTCTCTTTTAGGTTCCCTCGGTGGAAGAGTGAGCCTGCACGAATGCAGTAGGCGTTCCCGAGGTGAACGCCGTGATGTTGATGCGCATGAGCCGCGCCGTCTGGGCCACGTTCGCAGCGAGGCCCGCTGCCGTGACGTTGAGTCCGGTCTGCGCCTTAATCCAGAGCACGCCATCGCGGGAAATCTCGATGTCCGCATCGTAGACCCCACCGGCCAAGAGCACAGTCTTGTTCGTAAGATGGCCTACATCCAGCTCGTCGGACTGCCCGGTCGCCGCTGGGACGTTGGTGAATTCGTAGTCTTGGAGTACGGCCATGGGTTATCCTTGTGTCTCTGGGGAAAAAGCCCCCGACGCACACCCACAACAGGCAGCCGGCACAGAGCTTTCCGCCATGGGGTGCGCCGAGGAAGCAAATCTGTCGGTAGGGGCTGTCATCCGTGGGGAAAGTAGTTGTCGGACCCTGGCATCAGGCCAGCGTGACGAGCGAAGTAGCGATACCGGCTGGAGCCGAACACGTCGTGGCGAATCTCTGAGCCGAGGTGGGCGGCCAAGCTGCTCGCGTGACGCTTCCCCTCCTGCCTGAGCATGGCGATCTCGTTTGCTTGGGGCAGGTTGATGGAACCGACCTTGAACGCCTTGAGTCGCTTGTGGCTGTCCGTGAGCTTGGTGCGAATGTCGTCCAGCGCCACGAGCAGGTCGGTGCGAATGAAGTCCTCGGTGTCGAACTTCTCCCCGCTGCCTCCGGTGAGGGTGGCAGCTCCCCACGATAGGGCCGCGGAGGAATCCAGCGTGGCGATGAGGTTCCCCTCAGCCCCGAACCGGATGGCCGTGGCCACCATGGTGTCGCCAACGCCTTTGGCCGCTGTGACCTGAGTGTTGGCGGTGGTGCCGACGCCGTAATCGGTGCCCGCGGTGCCGGTGAGTCCGATGGCCGCGATGAGGGAGGACAGGAAGGGTGCTGAGGCGGGAATGGCCAGCTCATCCGCGGCCGCTGGGGCACCGGCGACGTAGGTGTAGACCCGCGTCCCAATGGTCACGGTGTCCAACGCCGATGGTGCTGCGGCCGCAGTGAGCACACCAGCGGCCGGGACGTTGGACCCGACCGCGTTCATCGCCTGCTCCAAGGATGAGTCGAACTGATGGAATCGTGCCGACCACCCCAGATAGAAGCGAATCTTGACCCTCTCTGCCTCAGAGAACGACATCTACTTCTTGCCGCGCCCCTTCTTGGCCTTCTCCTTCGCCGCAGGAACACCAGGGTCGGTCTTCTCCTCGTCGGCCGGAGCTGGCTCGGTGGCTTCGGGCTCCTCCTTGGGCGTGGTCACTTCCTTGACCTTCGCCTTCATGGCCTCCTTGGCCTTGGCTTCCGCCTCGGCTTTCTTGGCCTGGAGCTGAGCAACCTTGGGAGCGACTCCCATGGCCTGGAGCTGCTTCGCCGACAGCTCCTGCTTCGGGGGCTGCCAGTTCTTCTCAGGAACCTTGAGCCACTCCTCCTTGACCTTCGGGTCGGCCGGCTCCATGCCCGGGGCCGTCTTCTCGATGATGGACGGAGTGCGGCTACCGTTGGCAGCAATCATCGGGTGGCAGTAGCCGTCCCGACATTCGACTTCGGCACCCGGCTCCACAGCGACGTAGACCGGCACCTTGCCGTCCTTGTCCTTGGGCGGGTTGACCAGGACAGCCGACTTCATGCGGACCGGCTTGTCCTTAGCGTTCTTCATCAGCATCAGGTGTGCCTCCAGCTACAGGTTGGTCCTTGCCCAACGGGGATGGGCCTCATGGCGTCTGAAGACCCACCCCCGCGGGAAGAACTAGTTGCTCGCTATTACGCGAGGTCCTCGATCACACCGCAAGCCTGCGGTCGCTTGACCTGAACCTGCGGGTAGGTGATCAGCTGGAACTTGTAGCTGTCACCCGTGATGGCGAGGGGCTGGATACGCGCCGACAGAGCCGAAGCACCCGCACCGTACTGCTCCTCCGGGGTGCCTGAGAGGGCGACCATGCCGGTGGAACGGTTGATGGCGTCGGGGGCGTGGGGCAGCTGCTTGAGCTGGACGTAGCGCGTGGACAGGAAGGTCATCTTCCCGGCCGGGTGGTTGATGTCCTCGACGACGGGGATGCCATCGAACTCCAGGACTTGGTAGCCACCATCTAGGCGGATGGTGTTGCCTCGGAGACGGACCTCGTCCACGTACCGACGCTCGTTGCCGAACAGGCGGCCATAGGCTTCGTGCTGAACGGGGTCGGTGATGATGAGGTCGGGACGCTCACCGCTGGCGGTGTAGATGAGCCGGCGCATTTCGCGCATCAGGTCAAACGTGAGCGGACGCGGGGTACCGCTGTTGTTCAGCTCCTGAGCGGCCCATTGGGCCTGAGCACCACGGTCGATGCCAGCGTAGATGCCGGTCGAGGAAACACCACCGGCCGCGTCAAGCAGACCGTGGATGGTGTCGGCTGCACCGGAACCGGTGTAGACATCCACCGCGATGGCCTTGGCCAGGCGGGTGATGGACTCCATGATTTCCTCGCCGAACAGGTCGGCGAGTTCCTGCGGGTTGCCCGCAGCCATGGCACCGGCTCGGGCCTTGCCCGTGATCTCGAATGCGTCGTGGTAGGTGCCGAACTGAAGAACGGCGGGGAGCTTGGTGTCGCTGTTGAAGACCGCAACGTCGGCGCCGTCCGCGATGACCGCGGTGCCGGGGGTTGCCGTGCCGAAGCGAGCGACCCACTGGATGTTCTTTCCAGTGCCGGGGGTAACGTCGAGCAGCTGGGACAGAACGACCGCGCGGTTGATCTGCCACTGAATGCGCTCTTCAAACAGGGTTGCAAGGACACTCGTGATGTCCGCGAGGGCTGTCATCGTAGATACACTCCTAAATCAGGTTTTGAGTTTCAACTGATCAGGTCGTGTATCGGTTCGACCTCGCCCGAGCGCTCCCCCTGTGCCGGGGACGATGTCCCACCCCGTAGGGTGCGACCAAGACTGAGGCTAGGTGGTATCCTACCCGGCTGTCAAGCACTCAGGGACTGGAGACTCACCTTGTGGGCCTCCAATCGGGCGGCGAACCACCTGCGGACGTACCCCTTGAAGGGCATAGTCCATCCATAGTTTCCGCCAGTTAGCATCACCACAACGTGATCGAGACGCTTGGCCAAGCGGTCCTCATTTTCTCCATGCTCGCGTCGCCATTTCATGTCGGCTAGGTACGCTTCCCGCTCCCAAACCCACCGACCCCAGGCAAAGCCGATGGGGATGGGAAACAGGATGTACCAGAAGAATCCAGGCACGATGCCGAGCCAGGCGTTGCCGAAACCGACCTTCCTGAATTGGTCAACGTGGACTTTCTCGTGGTGAATGCCGGCGAACTGGTAGAAGTCCATCTTCGGTAGCTCCAACCATTTCTTCGGCACTCCAATCACAGGGCCGATGGTGGTCATAAAGCCGTCGAGGAACTCCCGGTTCCCACCAAAGGTGAGCACGACGAGGATGTAGTGGATGGCCTTCCAGAACCAGGTGTCCTTGACCACAAGGCGGATACCTTCGGTGCGGAGGGAAGCCTGTAGTTCTTGGAAGGTCATCAGTTCAGCACGTAGTCGTCGGGGGGCATCCAGGGCACCAAATCGCCGTCTTCATCCAGCGTGAGGAAGATGCCCTCGTCCACACCCTGCTTGATGACGGCCATGCCTGGGGGCGCTGGCTCATCAACTTTCTTGAGGTACTCCCCCGTCTCCCGATTCATTGCCCGACCCATCGGGTCCAGCATTATCGCTACCGCTCTCGGATCGCCCAGCTCCACGCTTCCCTTTCTTCCGTCGCCCTGTGGCGGGGGTGGCGGAAACAGCAGGCTTCTCAGCCGGTGCTGGAGCAGCATCCGCTGGAGCTTGCGGTCGTTGGTCTTGAACATTGGGTCGCGCTACCTTTCGCTGAACAGTGGGGGGCTTGTGTCCTCCGACAGTCGTGCTTTCTCCGAGAGCCCTGCTACGACGACCCACTAGATGCCCTCGCCGGTACCGGCCGGTAGCACGCCCATGATTTCGGCGAGCTGAACCTTCGCCTGAGCCTGCTTCTCAGCCTTGCTGGGAGGCTTCTGTCCGCGACGATGCTGGCTGCCCTTGCCACCGCTGCCACCGGCACCACGGGGCGGAAGGAACGCCTTGCCGTCCTCGGTCTTGAGCCAGTCGGTGATTCCCTCGTCGAGGGTGACTTGATCCACGTAGCCAGCCTTCGGCACGAGGAAGACGATGTCGCCGTCGTCGTTGCGAGTGACTCGCTTGTCCTCAGTGTAGAGGAGCGACATAGCGGCCCGAGCACGGGAACCTTCGATGCCGGCATTGGCCAAGGCTGAGCTGAGGGCGTGCTTTTCCTCGGTCTGGAGTCGCTCCATGCGCTCCTGCTCGCGAGCGTTGGCTTCCTGGCGGTTTTTCTCCTCCAGCTCGTTGATGCGACCCTCGTACTTCTTCTGCATATCGCTGAAGCGGGCCTCCCACTCCTGCGGGATGGCTGGAGCACCTTGACCGTTGTGACCATTGGCGCCGTTCTGGCCGTTCTGCTGCTGGGACTTCTTCTGGTTCTGGATGAACTCGCCGATGGAGCCGAGCTGTTCGTTGAGGGGACTGAAGCCAGCTTCCAGCTTCTTGTCCAAGTCCTTCTCGAAGGACGAGCGGAAGCGGGTAAGGTGAACGCCGAGGGCCGAATGGATCCGCTGGTCCATGAACTTGGCCATGTCGTCGTTCATGCCTTCGGGGAGCTGGTTCTCACCCTCGCCCCCGCTGCCACCACCGCCTCCTCCGTCGCCACCTCCTTCACCTTCTCCGATGGAGCAGATGCCTGGGGTGGGTGCGATGAATTGCCGCCAGTTGTCGAATAGATTCATGGTTCCTGTGCCTCCTGATGGATCTCTGGTGTTAGTTTCTCTTTGGTGAGAGCGGGAACTCCCCAATCCGCTCTCCACGCGACGAGCGCGCATCGACAATTGGGGTGAGCAGGTGGATGGGGATGGCCACCTGGAAAGTCTTCCCCGATACCAACGACCTGCCCGTGCAAGTCGTAACAGATGGGGCAGAGCCGACTGTCGAGGGAAGAATCCCAACGCTGTCGGATGCCGGGGTCATCGGCGTGTAGTTCTCTGAGGGCTTCGGACTGTTGGAGGTTGTAAGCATGGATCATCTCCGTCCGCACGACTCGCTCGGCCCAGTGCCGGTAACGGCGGAACAATCCTTCTCCCATACTTCCGCTCGCAGGTCCACCCAATCGTTGCAGCCTCTTGGTGAGCTGGAAGATTGATTCCCGCCTACTTACGCCGATAGCCAGCTGCCGCTTCATGTCCCTCCACACGGCGCCGGAGTAGCGGGCAGCGGATGCCTCGTAGCGAGGGATGAGCATTTGCTCCCCTCGGGCCAGGTGAGCCGCCGACTGGAGGTCTATGGCCCCACCAACCGGATCGTTGAAGATACGGCTGAGCACGGCGATTTGAGTCTGTAGATGCTCTGTTCCCAGCACCCCAGCAGCGCGGCCGCGTTTCCAGAGCACCCCCAGCATCTTTTCCCGGATGCGGAGCACCCAGCGCGGGAACTTGCTGAGCCGGGCTCCTACCTCGAAGCGAGCGCGACGAAGCTGGATTAGAGTGCGTCGGTACTCATGGGCCGTGTAGCGTGCTTCGCCGTCTGGGACATTGCGGAGCCAAGCCATGAGGTCCCGTTCGACCTCCTGCATCGCCTCGTGGAGGACGGGGACCATTTCCCGCAAGGCGGGGGCAGGCAGCCGGGCAACGTCGTCGGCGGTGGCTTCAAGGAGTCCACGGACAGCCCGCTTGGCTTCCCGTAGTTCGCGTCCTCTTGGTCTAGCCACCCCAGCCCTCCAACCTGGCGTGAGCGTGCCAGTTGCACCGAGAGCAGATCAGGCTCGGTGAGACGATTCCCTTCTCGGTGATGGCGTGATTGGCCAGGGAATGAATGGAGCCGCAGTCGGGGCAGGTGCAGCTCACCGATCCATCGGTCACAGCGTACTCGCCGGGACGGGCACTGCTGAGCGGCCCGCGGGCAGGCATGAAGAGGAAGTGCGTCACGGCTTGGGTGCGCTGGAGAATCCTCTACGCTGAGGACGACCGTTGGGGGCGGGTCGGCGTTCCTGCCCAACCACCTCCAGGTCATCGTCGTCGTCATCGTCGTCACCACCGAAATCGCCAGCACCGAAGCCACCCGTAGCTCCAGGCAGCGGCATCTCGAATTGCTCATTGGTGATGTTCTCCTCCAGCTCTTTCTTGATAGCGTCCAGGTCTTCCTGGCTGGCCGTGTCACCGAGCAGACGACGGGCCAGCATATAAGTCCAGCGCTGCTTGAACGTGGCTGAAGGAATGGAAACGGTGTCCACTGTCTCGGCCTGGGTGACGAGGGAATCGACGTTGATTTCGTCGAACTTCTCCATCCCCTCCACGGTCCAGGTGTGCTCGTCCTCGACGCGGCCGGACTCGACCAGCTCGTAGATGTCCCGGGTGTGCTCACGCACGCAGAGCCCGAGGGCACGGAGGATGATGGCCGTGGCAGCCTGATCCACTTGCTTGTTCTCGGCAGAGCGCTGAAGCGCGGCCGCACTGTTGTCCACCGATAGAGCCATGTGATGGAGCACCCGGTGCATCTCGTCGCGGAGATTGTTCAGGTCCTGCATCGCCACGCCAAACGGACCGCTGTCGGGGCCGACGTACTCCAGCCGGTCCTGATTGGCGAACCCGACGACGCGACCTTGACCGTAGACCTGATTTACGTCGCGGTCTGGGTCCTCACTGTTTGGGTTCAGCGGGTCCATGGGCTGCTTGAAGGCGGCCAGGACCGGGAAGAGGGACTTGTACTCAGCCCAGCTGAGCGCGTTGCGGAGGTTGAAGTGCGCGATGGCGATGGGAAGAATCTTTCCCATGGCCCACATCCCCTCATCCACTTCCAGCCGGGCCAAGGGCACACGGCCGAAGGTATGGGCGCCACCGGCGACAGGATCAATCTCCTCCTCGTCCTGAGGCTCCTTGCCTGGGGCATACTCCACGACGTAGCGTTCCCAGGTGTCGGCGGTGTAGTACGTGTATTCGTCCCGCGTAATGGAGCGGTCGGCCTCGATAGAGTCCCGGCGCTGGCTGGTGTTCAGGATGAGCGCCCAAATCAGCTCGCCGTCCTCAGACTCCTCCCAATCAAGGACCATTTCCGGGTCGATGGGCACAGCGTAGGCGTCCAACGCACCGGCTTCCTCCTCCTGGGCTGCGGTGACGAACTCGACGGGACCGTTCTCGTCGTAGCCAACATCAGGCAGGTCCACAAGGGTCCAGGCACGGCGACACAGCAGAGACGTGAGCACCTGCTGCTTCAGTAGCTCGTTGAGGGTCTGCCTTCGTCCTCCTGGCGGGGAGCAGTCCTCCCAAAAGTCGTCGTAGAACTCGTCTGGCTTGGGGTCCCCCTCAATCTTCAGCTCTTCACCGAACAGCCCTGCAACTAGCGAGTTGATGATCTCACCGGCATACGGAATGTAGAACGCTCGGTCACAGCGCTCCTTGTAGACGGTCGGCGTCTCGGACAAGTGCCGAGGGAAGCACTCCTTCATCAAGCGACGGTCTTCCAGCAACCGTTTCCCGCCAGCGTAGAACGCGCGGCACTTTCGCCAATACTTGGCGTCGTACTCTGGATGGCGGTACTTCAGTTGCTTGTAGCGCATCTACTTGGCCTTGAGCTTGTTCGAGGGAACCCCGCTGGGGCCGCCCCCCGTTGGGTGGGTGTGGCGATTGAACACTTCCTTGAGCTGAAAGGCAAACCTATCGGGGTCCTGAGCCTCGACGCGATTGTTTTCGTGAATCATCGACGCCATAGCCGTGATGACCGCGTGGCCGATGGAACCCTGCGATTTGTCAAAGCCTGGGGCGCTTTGAGACAGAGCGTTCATCCCCAGGTCTACGAGGTGAGCAACCTTGGCTCCCTCACTTCCGTCGTAGGGCCGGCCACCGTGAGTTTCCAGCAGGAGCATGGCTGCCAAGCTGGCTTCCAAGCGATCCCCCCGCTGCCGCTCCTCAGCCAGTGCCTCCTTGAGCTTCTCCAGCTCGCGTTCAATCTCGGTGACTCGGCGCTCGTTCATCGTTCTTGTCCTTCTCAACACAGCTAGAGCAAAGCCCGTAGCGGAGTTCCTTCATCGGCGACATGCAACGGCATTGACGAATAACATCATTGCACCGAGAGCACAGCGTCTTGAAGTGCTGATGACTCATTCGCCGCCGAGATGGGAGTACGGCCGGCGAACACCGGTGTGAGCAGCGGGCTTGGGCTTGTCCTGGCTCTGGCCTTGCGATGGAGCTGGCTGACCACCACCGGCGAGACGTTGCATGGACTGAGCGCGAGCGGCCGCGTCTTTGGCTTCCTGCTGAGCGTCCTCAGCCATTCGCGAGGCGGCCTCCTTGGCTTTGGCCAAACGCTCCTCGTCCTGCTTGATGGCATCGGCCTCGGCCATGGTGCGGGCGTCACTCTCAGCGCGCCATTGCTCTTCGGTTTTTTCTTCCACGACGTTCTCCTAGTTGATGAGGACAGACTATCACCCGAAGGGGAGCCACGTCGCCTCGTTTCCGTTGCTGCGGGGCCTGCCTGGGTGGGGGATGAGCTGGGCGAAGGTGTTGTAGCAATGGGCCAGGGCGTCCACTTGGTCATCCTGAGCATCCTTGACTCCGGTGAAACGCTGGACCTCGTCGAGGAAGGTCGGCACCCAGTCCCCTTCCGGGTTCATGGGGATGCGAATACGGCCGTCGTTCCAGGCAGCAGCAGCCGGCAAAGCTCGGGTGAACTTGTCGCCCTTGGGCTGAATCTCAATGATCTTCAGGTTCTTGTTGATGGACCTGAGTGTCTGTGGGACTGCCTTGAAACCACCCACAGCCTCAATCGCCACTGGAGCATTCCAGTCGGCCTGGACTTGATGCAGCACGGCCGCCAGCTGGGGCACCTCCACCTGGAGCCGGATGACATCCAGGATGTCCACCTTGGGCAGTCCAGTCACTTTGTCGCGGTAGCCGGCTCCAACCACGATGGCACTGTGGTCCGCATAGTCGGCAGCCGTAGCAGCGGGGTCGCAAACGATGAGCAGCCTGGCGTCGTCGAAGTTGGGCCACTGGTAAAACGTCGCGTCCTTGAACAGCCGTCCTCCCTTAGGCCGTGGCTGGCCCATGAACAGGCTGAACCAGTCGTACTCCCCAACCTCAGCTCGACGAACGTCTAGGGCATCCTTGGGCCAGCGGGCCGGCCAAAGAGCCATGTTGCGCTCGTTGACGGCAGGGAGGTTGACGTACTCCCACTTCTGGCCCTTCTCACGCTGAAGCCGGCCGATGAGGTCATCGTCGTGCCAGCGAGTGTGGACCACAATGACGGAGCCCCCAGGCTCCACACGAGTGAGCGCCGTCGAAGTGAACCAGTCCCAGGCTTTCTGGCGGACGGTTGGAGACTCGGCCTCCTCCCTGTTCTTGATGGGGTCGTCAATGATCAGGATGTTGGCACCGTGCCCAGTGAGAGGACCACCGATACCGGTAGCTAGCAAGCCACCGCCTTGGAGTGTGCGCCAGTTGTTCGCCTTCTGGACGCCGGGACGGAGAGCTACCCGGCCCATCTTGGCTAGGTCCAGGCAGCGACGGGACTTGTCGTGGGAGAACTCAGCCGAGTAGGAGACGTAAGCGATTTGATGCCCGGGGTGCCGGGTAAGCCACCATGGAATCGCGTGGATGAGCAGCTCGGTCTTCCCGTGCCGAGGTGGGACGGACACACAGGCACGGATAGGCTCGTACTCCGCTCGGGCGAACAGCTGGGCGATGGGAAGCAGGTGCCAGGGCGTCATCCATTGCTTGGTGATCCGGCTGATGTACTCCAGCAGGGAGATTCCGCCCATGGCGGCCTCCAAGATATGGAGCCTGGCTAGCTCCTCTGGACTAATGCCCTGCAACGCCGCGACTCAATAGCGTCCGCTGTAAGGCTCTGCAAGCTCAGCTTCCAGGAGAGCCTCGCCGAGATTCACTTCCGGCGAATGGTTGTGTGCCTTGATGTAGATGGTGGCAATCCACCGACCGAAGGAGTCGGCCTTCTCAGTGACGATACGAAGAGGCCAGGGAACGCTGATGCGGAGATCGTCTACCAGAAGCTGATGAACGAAAGCCTTCGCCTTTTGGGCTGCCTCCTTGGATTCGTCGGTGCCCCCACGTAGCTCTGGGGTGTCCACGTCCTTGAGCCGGAAGCGGAGGTCGGCTTTGAGGTGGAAACCCAAGTCCACTTGGAGGTCCGCGGTGTCGCCATCCACGACGCGAAGGCAGCGGGCTCGGTACTCGTACATCACTGCACCTGCAACTTCGTCCAAGCCTCGGCCTGGTCTACACGGACAGCGAACATCACCGGGTCGGGGCCACCTATCCAAATCCAGTCCATCCAAGTGACCTTCTGGAGGAATTCCTGAACCTCATGCGTCTTGTGCTGCTGGACTCGCATCAGCATGTAAGCGAACCCACCGATGCGGGCGTAGACTTTTCCAGTGTTCTCGATCATCGCTTCTTCCTATCCCAGCAGTTCCAACAGCACAGTCCTTCTGGCTGGATGATGGCTGATTCGGGTGTGGTGAAGGCGCGGCCGCACCTGCAGCACTTAGCCGTATTCACGACTGGAGCCTCTGGGCAGCGTGGGTCGTGACCGGCCGTAGTGCAGGTGCGAAGGCAAGCCATCAGTTCTTGACTCCAGTTGCTTTGCCCTGGCGAGCAATGGCACCGGCCACGGCTTTGTCGGCCCGCTGTTCCAGCTCTGTGGTGAGCAGCTCCAGAGTGTCCTTCTGGACCTGCTGGATCATCTCCTGCCAACAGAAGATGCACTGCCCCTGTGTTCCTCGGCGATTGTGTTGAGGCCGTTCGCCACGAAGGCAGGCTCGCTCAATCTCACAGAGCAGGAGCCAGTAGGAACGGGTGTCACGCGGATTCGTCTTTTCCACTGCCGTCCTCCTTCCAAACACTCACCCCGTTGCCGGAACCGTTGGCCCCGTTCGGCTTGGGTTCCTCTTCCTCCGCGGGGTCCACGTCGAGGAAGGGCAGAGTCACACCCGGATTTTCGTCTGGAGCGTGCTGGCCCAGCAGCTGGGAATTCGCAATGCCAGCAATGATGGCCTCCACACCACCGGCAGCCATCCGCTCCTCCAGCTCAGCAATGCGGCCACGAACATCCTCAGGCGAATTGAACCCCATGGCACTCAGGTTGATGCCGACCCCAGCCATAGCAACCTGAGCTTCGACACGGAGCTTGTCGTCGGGGTAGCAGCCGTCCAACTTGCCGAGCTGGATGAGGGCTCGGTTGGCTTGGTTCAGGTCACCCTGAGCACGAGCCAGGACGTAATTCTGCTGGAACGATTGCCGCAGGATGTTGCGGCGCTTCTCCCTGAACTCCGGGTCCTCGGCTTCCCCG